AACCCTTGCAGAAGGCGCTGAAAAATGTCAATAAGGCTGCTACTGATGCAAGTCAGGAGTTGAAACAGATTGACAAGGCCTTGAAGTTTGATACAGGAAACGTAACGCTCCTGACTCAGAAGCAAGAGGTCTTACAAAAGCAAGTTGCGACGACCAAGGAGAAACTGGAAACCTTGAGACAAGCTCAGTCTCAGGTGGAGCAGCAATTCAAAAATGGTGATATCGGTGCTGACCAGTACCGTGCTTTTCAACGTGAAGTAGAAGTTACTCAAAACGTCCTAAAAGGATATGAGGGTAAGCTTGCAAGCGTGAACCAGGCGCTTTCTGAAAATGGGAATACAACTCAGAACAACAAGAACCAATTAAAAGAATTGCAAAATGAGCAGAAGCAACTGGCTAGCGAGAATGAAAGAGTAGTCAGTTCATTCAAATTGCAAGAAAGTCAGCTAGGAGCTAACGCAAGTGAAGCTGACAAGTTGGCGCTTGCTGAGAAAAGGATTGGAGCTCAATCTGATATTGTTGCTCGGCAGATTGAAAATCTAGAAAAGCAACTAGCTCTTACAAAGCAAGAGTATGGTGAAAATTCAGCTGAAGCCAATAAAATGGAAACACAGTTGAATCAAGCTAAAACAGCTTACTCGAATCTCTCTCAAGAGATGAGTAACCTTGGGAACGCTGGCAAACAAGCGAGCGGAACTTTAAGCGAGACAAACAATCTCTTAAAAGCTGAATTGCTCAATCAATTTTCTGAAAAACTATCAGATATCAGTCAAAAATTGGTTGATTTCGGGAAGAGTGCTCTTGAAGCCTTTCGTCAAGTAGATGAGGGTATGGACACCATTGTCACTAAAACTGGCGCTGGTGGAAAAGCACTTGAAGACATGCAAAAAATCGCAAATGATATTGCAACAGCGTTACCAACAGACTTCTCAACTGTAGGTAACGCTGTCGGAGAGGTTAATACTCAATTCAAATTAACTGGCGATGCATTAAAAAACGCATCGGAAGATATAATTAAATTTGCAGAAATTAATGGTTCGGATGTTACGAATGCAACAATACAATCTAAACAAGCTATAGAAGCTTATGGATTCTCTGTTGACGACTTATCAAAAGTTTTGGATTCTACTACGTTTGTGGCTCAAGAAACTGGGGTTTCAGTTGATGATTTGATGAAGAAGGCAACAGATGGAGCTCCACAAATTAAACTTCTTGGATTAAGTTTTGAAGAAGCAGTGACTCTAATTGGACAACTTGAACAGCACGGTGTAGACTCATCAGCTGCTTTATCAGGTTTGACAAAGGCTGCGGGAGCCTATGCAAAAAAAGGTAAATCCATGACAGAGGGATTGAAAGAAACCATTGATTCTATCAAAAATAGTAAGAGCGAGACAGAAGCTCTTAGTATTGCGATGGAAATTTTTGGAGCTAAAAAAGCTCCTCAAATGGTTGACGCAATTAAACGTGGTGCACTAAGTTTTGAAGAGTTGGGTTATACTGCTGAAGTCTCAGGTGGATTAGTATCTTCAACTTTTGAATCTACGTTGGATCCGATTGATAAATTCAAGACTGCGCAAAATTCAGTAACATTAGCTATGTCTGAAGTAGGTGCTGCAATTGCAGAAGTCTTAGCTCCTGTTTTTGAAATGTTAGGAATTATCGTCAAGGGTCTTGCTGAATGGTTTGGCAGCTTACCTGGGCCAATTAAAGAATTTGTAGTGGTTATGGGTACTGTTGTTGCTATTGTAGGTGTTATTGCCCCTATATTTTTAACACTACAAGCGACCGCAACTGCTTTGGAAATTTCAATTGGTGCAATGATTACAGCCGCTCTCCCAATAATTGGAACAGCTTTAGCGATTGCTGCTGCAGTTGCAGGAGTAATAATCGTTTTAAAATATCTCTGGGAGACAAACGAAGGGTTTCGTGATGTAGTTACAACTGTCTGGAATGCGATTCTTGAGGTCATCAATGCAGTTGTATCAGAGATTTCTAATTTTGTCATGAGTATCTTTGGGACTGTCGTTACTTGGTGGATGGAGAACCAGGAACTTATCAAAACAAGTGCTGAGACTGTCTGGAATGCAATTTATACGGTCATCAGTACAATACTGGAAATTTTAGGTCCACTCATTCAAGCTGGCTGGGATAATATTCAACTTGTCATTACAACAGCTTGGGAAATCATCAAGACCGTTGTTGAGACCGCAATCAATGTTGTCCTTGGCATTATCCAAGCAGTTATGCAGATTATCACTGGTGATTGGTCAGGTGCTTGGGAAACTATCAAGGGAGTGTTTTCTACTGTATGGCAAGCTATTCAAAGTATTGTTCAGACCATTTTCTCAGCTATCCAGAGTTACATTTCAAATACTCTCAACGGCATTTCAGGAACTGTCTCAAATATTTGGAACGGCATTAAGGATACTGTCTCAAATGTGTTAAATGGTATATCTGGCACAGTATCAAGCGTTTGGGAAGGTATCAAGAGTACTATTTCAAGTGCTATCAATGGTGCAAAAGATGCTGTATCCTCAGCTATTGAAGCTATCAAAGGATTGTTCAACTTCAATATCAGCTGGCCACATATTCCACTACCTCACTTTTCTGTAAGCGGTTCGGCCAATCCATTAGATTGGTTAAGTCAAGGGGTTCCAAGTATTGGAATTGAATGGTATGCCAAAGGCGGTATCATGACAAAACCAACCATTTTTGGAATGAATGGCAATAGCTTAATGGTTGGTGGTGAAGCTGGGAATGAAGCAGTATTACCGCTTAATGACAAAACACTTGGTGCTATCGGTCGAGGTATTGCTCAGACAATGGGTGGAACTTCACCGACCATCAACATTACCATTACTGGCAACACTGTCAGAGAAGAAGCTGACATCAGTCGGATTGCTGATGAGGTGGCTCAGCGTATTGCTGACGAATTGAAACGTAAGACACAATTGAGAGGAGGGGTTGCATGATAAAGCATAATGAGCTTGTTATTGACGGTGTGAGAACATCGTCTTTTCCTTTTAAGGTCATTGTTCACGACTCTCCTTCAATTGCTCTGGGAGAGAGTAAGACAGCTCTCTTGGAGCATGGCGGTATAAGTGGGGCAATTGTTCAGACGAACAAGCACAGGGAATTGGTCAAGAAATCTTATACGATTTACTTAGTCAAACCGACTGAGGAGCAGATGAACCAATTTATGAGTCTGTTTATCCGTGAGAAGTTCTGGCTAGAGAGTGAGCGAGTCAAAACAACTCGTCTTTGGTGCTATAAGGTCAATGTGAGCGACCTTGAAGAAGTGCAACCTGGTCTTTATATGACTAAAGCAACCTTCACTTGTCACCCTACCAAATACTTCAAAGCAACTGATACTCAGAGATTGACAAGAAGTGGGACCTTGACCGTTCAAGGTTCTGCTCTTGCATTTCCTAAAATCACAATCGTTGGCCAGAGCGCTGCTGAGACTTCGTTTACAATCGCTGGTCAGGTCATTAGGCTTGAAAAGCTCTCAGAATCGCTTGTGATGGTCAATAATCCTGACAATCCTAGCTTCAAAACGACAACAGGGAAGGCAGTGAAATGGTCAGGTGATTTTATCACAGTTGATCCAGCGAAAGTGCAGAATGTTGGTGTTGTTTTGGGTCCAGGTATTCAATCGCTTGAAATCGAAACGGTTTGGGGGTGGGCATAATTGCTTTATCTACTTAATAAAGATGTGAGAACCGTTCGGTGGAACGGGGAGCCACTTCATGAAGCAAGTTCGGCGATTGTTAAAGAAACCATGAATGGTGATTTCACCTTAACTGTGAAATATCCTATTTCTGACTCTGGTATTTATCAGCTCATCCAAGAAGATATGTTGATAAAAGCGCCGACTCCTGTTCTTGGTGCGCAGCTATTTCGCATCAAGAAACCTGTTGAGCACAATGACCATATGGAAATCACAGCCTATCATATTTCAGACGATGTGATGCAACGGTCTATCACGCCAGTGAGTGTGACTAGTCAGAGCTGTGGCATGGCTCTTTCTCGCATGGTTCAAAACACCAAAACTGCTTTGGGGGATTTTTCTTTCAATAGCGACATCCAGGATCGTAGGACCTTCAACACGACTGAAACAGAAACTTTATATTCTGTATTATTGGATGGCAAGCATAGTATCGTCGGAACGTGGGAAGGCGAGCTGGTGCGTGACAATTTCGCTCTGACAGTGAAGAAGAGTCGTGGGGAGAATCGTGGTGTTGTTATCACGACACACAAGAATCTGAAGGATTACCAACGCACAAGAAACAGTCAGAATGTTGTCACAAGAATCCATGCCAAATCGACTTTTAAACCTGAAGGCGCTGAAAAGGAAACGACCATCAGAGTGACTGTTGATAGTCCTCTTATTAACTCTTATCCTTATATTAATGAAAAAGAGTATGAGAACAATAACGCAAAGAGCGCTGAAGAGTTGCAGAAATGGGCACAGGCTAAGTTTTCAAATGAGGGCATTGACAAGGTCTCTGATGCTGTCAAGATTGAAGCCTATGAACTTGATGGGCAAGTGGTCCATATGGGTGATACGGTCAATCTCAAGAGTTGGAAGCACAATGTCGATGCATTCAAGAAAGCTATTGCTTATGAGTTCGACGCTTTGAAGGAAGAATATATCTCTCTGACTTTTGATGATAAGGCAGGAACTGGTGGTTCTAGAGCTTCTGGTGGCTTATCTAGCGCAGCTGATGCAATCCTTGGTGTGACAGGAACCGCACAAGAAATTGCCCTCGAAAAGGCTCTTCAAAATGCAGATTTAGATTTTGATCATCAAGCTGGATTGCTTAGACAGGAAATTTTGGACGGTATCGAACTTGCTAGGGCTAAAGCTGAAGAAGTTAAAAGAGAACTCTCTGATACTATTAATCAGCGATTCGACAACTTTGACAACGCTTCGATACAAGAAGCCAAGCGCAGGGCTGAAGAAGCTTTGAGAAACGCTGGCGCAAGCAGCTTACTCGCTCAGGAAGCCAAGCGGATTAGTCTAGATTCGATTGCTAAACTTGAAGCATTCAAGTCACAGGCCACGAGCGCTCAGACGGCTCTGTCAGGTGATTTGGATGCCTTAAAACGTACTGTCACAAGTGAGGTCAATCAAGCTTCAGAGTATCGTAGAACGACCACAGAGGCCCTTAGTCGTATGACTGGCCAGATGAACGGATTTGCGACGAAATCAGAGGTCAGACAAGATGTGGCTGGTCTGACCGAGACATTTGCCAAGCTTAAAAGCGATACGAACAATTTGATTTCTGACGCTAAAAGTGAAATCACTCTAGCTAAAACAGAATTCAAGAAAACAGCTGATGGATTGTCTGCTAAAATGTCAGCAGTCGAGAGCTATGTTGGTCAAGATGGTCAGCGACAAGAAGCATTGAGAAGATACACTAGAGAAGAGAGTGCACGACAAGCGACAGCAGTCCGTGAGCTGGTCACAAGGGACTATGTTGGTAAATCGACTTATCAGGAGGACGTGAGAGGTCTTGAACGTCGTTTTAGTGCGATAAGCACGCAGACGAATAATGACATCGCTTCAAAGATTGCTCAATATAAGCAGACAGTTGATGGCCGGTTCGCAAGTATCACATCTCAGATTGCTGGGAAGGTCAATCAGACAGATTTCCAACGTGTCAGAGAGACTAGTCAGCTCTATGAGAGAATCATTGGTAGCAACGAGAACGACATCTCGAATAAGGTCGCTCGCATGGCACTGACTAATCAATTGTTTCAGGTTGAGGTGTCTAAGAATGAAGGTATGAAAACCATTCAAAGACAGTTAGCTGGCTCGTGGGCTGTTCGGAACATCAACAGCGCAGGTGATTTGATTTCTGGCTTAAACCTGGGCGCTAATGGTCATAACCGTCTTTCTGGGAAATTGACTCATATCACTGGCGAGACCTTAATTGAGAGAGCCGTTATAAAGTCAGCTATGGTTGATAAGCTGAAGACAGCTAATTTTGAAGCTGGTTCAGTGACTACAGTTGTTTTGGACGCTGAAGCCGTGACTGCTGATAAAGTGAGAATGGACCAAGCATTTGCTAACAAGCTAGTAGCAAGTAATATCTTCACAGATACGCTTGCAGCTAAAGAGGCCTTTATCAACAAGCTTCGGTCTGTAGTAGTTACGGCGACTTTGTTTGAAGGATATAAAGGGAAAATCGGAGGTTTCCAAATCGGTACTCATGAAAAGGACCCTAATTCTTATTGGTTGACAGGTCTGAATCAATTTAAAGTTGGCATGAGTAATGGTCAAGGTCGACAGTTTCAGACAGCGTTTTGGGCCAATTGGGGGAACGATTGGGGAAAACCGGGACCTCTGTCTTGGTACGTCACTCTTGAAGGTAAAATGTTCTGCAGAAACGATGCGGCATTTCATAGAGTGGTTGACTTCTCAAACACAAGCATAATCAATTTTTATGGTCAAAATAATTTTCACAAAAATATCGAAATGAAGGGTGGAAGCGAAATTTATGGAACCGGTCGAAGTCCTCGTGAGAATGGCAAGAATGCAGTCGTTTGGTGGAATCAGGTTGGAGATGGAACGGTTAAGTACTGGATTGATAAGGTTTCAGACAGACGTTTAAAACGAGATATCATTGATACCGATGTTAATGCGATTAATAAAATCAATCAATTGAAAATGGTTGCATTTGATTTCATCAAGACTGGCAAACATGAGGAAATCGGTTTGATTGCACAAGAGGTCGAAGCAATCCTCCCATCAGCAATTTCACAAAATCCCGAGAACCCAGATGGCTATCTGCATATCGACTATACCGCATTTGTACCTTACTTAATTAAGGCAATTCAAGAACTGAATCAAAAATTGGAGGAAATAGCATGAATGAAGCAATCAATCAGCTAGTGTTACAATCACTAGCCACTAAATTGGCCAAAAGTGAATTGGAATCGGCTCAAAATGAGGGATTTTATCAATTCCTAGCGCAAGAACTACAAACGATGAACGAGGTGCTGGAATACGACCCAGCACTCAAAGAACTTTTCGAAGAAATCAAACAAAAAATGCAAAAAGGAGAATAGAACATGACACAAACATACGAATTAGCAAATGCCCCTTACTATCGCCAACCTGAAAACGTCACTATCGTGACAATCAAGAAAGAACACGGTCAACGCTATAGCTACGAGCAAGCTGGCTTGTCTGGCGACCGCACTCACGAAAGTCAGGAAGTACTTATTCAAGCGGTGCTTGATGTGGTTAAGGCTGAACTTGATCCAGCGAGCGCTATTGTTAAAGCTCAGGAGAAATTGGAGCAGACTCAAGTTAAACTTCAAGAGGCTGAGCAGAAGGTAGCTCAAGCTCAAGCCAATCTTGAACAAACCCAAGAGAAATTGACGCAAGCGGAAGCTAAACAGAATGATCTTGAAGCACTTGCGAATCGCATTAATAAAGTGGTTCGAGTGATGGCTCAAGATTCCATCATGGGTGAGAAAGTTTCTTATGGTACGACTTATAAAGAAATGGTTGAACTCTTCCCACTTGCTGAATTCGGTAAAGTTTATGAGCCTGGTGCAATCTTTGCGGTTGAAGATCCAAGTCACGCTGAAATCAACGGAGAAGGTAAACGTATCTTGATTCAAACGAATCAGTCATTTACTTATCAAGGAGAAACCCTTACTCAACTTGAAGGAACACCTTTCCAGAATGGCGTATTAACAACTTGGAAATTTAATGTACCGAAAGCACCAATTGGATAGTAGAGGTGTTTTATGGCAGAATTTGAACGCTTAATTGTACAAATTTTCCTCTCTTTGATTCCTGTTATCGGCCTTTATTTTTCGATGAAAGACAGAGCGACAAAGCAAGAGAATCGCATCACAATTATGGAAAAGGACATCGAGAACTTGCACGAATTTAAAACATCGGCCAATAAACGTCTGGATAACCACGACGAACAGAACAAGGCGATCTTGGTTCTGGCTGAGCAGGTTAAATCATTAGGTGAAGATGTTAGAGAGTTGAAAGCATTGATACAGAATAAAAATTAAGAAAGGAGCGCAGAATGGCTTATGTTCTTAATTCAACCAATCTCGAACAAGTTGACGGTGGATTTTTAGTCAAGCAAGGCGATGTGGCTTCCACATTCGCCTTTTCTTTGCTCGACGAAAACCATGGACCGATTCCACATCTTGAAGGACAAGAGGCATCTATCACATTGACGAGAGGTCAGGAGCAATTACGCAAGACGGCAGTCGTGACAAACGGCGCAGTTGCCTTTAATTTAGGGATGATTTTACCTGCTGGCCTATATCGAATAGAGGTAGCAGTGGGAGGATATACATTCCCAAGCGATGACTCGACTCAAATCCGAATCACCAAATCGGATAAGAACCTGGTCACAGAGGAAGTCCATGCTCTCAAAGAGCTGGATATCGCAGAAGAAGTTAAGAGACAGCTTGCAGGAAAGACTGTAGGCAGTGATGGAACAGTGGGTCAGGAATTTCCTGATTTACTCACATACTATAATCTTGGAAAGGTATAGGAAATTATGGATACAAGTAAATTAATCGCATTTGCTTCAGCATTGGGAGCGGATAACAAGGCGATGAAACAGTTAATCGATACGAAGATTGACAACGCTACTTTAATGCAGGCTATTGAGCAGGCTAAAACCGCAGTTAAGAATGATCTTCTAGGCGATGGGGTTCCTGAAAATCTCAATACGCTTAAAGAAATTGCTGAGGAAATCGCTAAATTGAGTGGTAGCACTGAAGGAGCAGTTGTGCAAAAATTGGCTGACCTTGGCCATCGTATTGACGAGTTTGCAAATCTTGACCTGGTAGCAACCTATAATGCAGCGAAAGCGTGATAGCCATGAGTAATTTAGAGGAATTTGCTAAGGCCGTCGGTCGGGATGTGAAGTTTCTGAACCAAAAGCCTGAACCTCAGCTTACATTAACAGGAAATACTCTTGGTATCACAGGAGGCAATAGGGTCACTCTACCACTACCTGAAAATGTAGGCCATGAAATCCGTGGCACAGGCTCACCCGAAGGCCGTATCACTGCCGAAATCGGCACGACATATGTAGATGTCAATGTGACGAACGGGGCTTTAAAATGGATTAAAGAAAGCGGGAATGGTAACACAGGTTGGCGTGTCTTGATTGGCGATACAGGTTGGAGGACACTTAACACGCTCTCAAAACTAACTGTAGGTGGTCGAACATCGTTTATTAAAATTAGGCGTGTTAATAACTTGGTCTCTTACCAATTCGGAGGCTTGGATTGGGGGTGGTTTGGAATTGTCCGACGAAATGGTAATGGTTTTGCGGGGCAATCAACGAATGGAGCTAGAGTGATTGGTCCAGGTGAAATACCGGAAGGATTCCGTTCTGAAAATTCATTAATCGGAAACATTTTCAACGATAAAGGTGAAATTTATGGGATTTGGTATCTAGGTGGGAAATCAGATTCAAATTTCATGCATATGACTTTTGAAAAAGGTATCCAAACTGACAAAGATATCGGAGATATCCGTGTAAGTGCCGTTTCGTATATAACTGACGAGCCATGGCCAACAACGTTGCCATAATAGAAAGGAAAAACATGATTAATTGGAAACTTAGATTACAAAACAAAGTAACACTCATCGCATTGCTTGGAGCTATCTTTTTAATGGCTCAGCAATTTGGATTGGATATTCCTAAAAATATCCAGGAAGGTGTGAATACACTCGTCTATATCCTTGTATTGCTCGGCGTGGTCAACGATCCGACTACGAGCGGTATCACTGACAGCAAGCAAGCGCTTGAATATGAAAATCCGAAGGAGGATTAAGAATGGATATTGATACAAGTAGACTAAGAACTGACTTACCGCAAGTTGGGGAACAACCATACAGACAAATTCATGCACATTCAACAGGAAATCCCAATTCAACAGCCCAAAATGAAGCAGACTACCATATGCGTCGTCCTGTTGATTCAGGCTTTTTCTCGCACGTTGTCGGCAACGGCCGTGTGATGCAGACCTGGTACACAGATATGGGAGCCTACGATGTGGGAGGTGGCTGGAACGTTGAAGGTTACGGACAAGTAGAATTGATTGAAAGCCATTCAACTAAGGAAGAGTTCATGCGCGATTACAAGCTTTATGTTGAGCTTTTGAGAAACCTTGCTGATGAAGCAGGAATTCCGAAAACGCTGGATTCTGATAGTTTGGCTGGGATTAAAACGCACCAATACTGTACGTACAATCAACCTCGAAACTACTCAGACCATGTGGATCCGTATCCTTATCTGGCAAAATGGGGTATCAGTCGTGAGCAATTCAAGAAAGACATTGAAGGTGGTCTTTCTGAAGCTGGTTGGAAACAAAATGGCACCGGCTGGTGGTGGGAGGAGTCAGATGGCTCTTATCCTACAAACAGCTGGAAACAAATCAACAACGAATGGTTCTACTTTGATGACCGTGGATACTGTCTAATCAACCGATGGTTCAATGATGGTAAAGATTGGTTCTACCTTGATAAACGTGGGGCAATGGTCACAGGCTGGATGTTCCTCAACCATCGATGGTATTTCTTCAAGTCAGATGGGCGTATGGCCACTGGATGGGTAAAATACCGAGAAACTTGGTATTTTATGGAAGAAAAAGATGGTTATATGCTATCTAAACAGTTCATTAAGTCAG